TATTGGCTATTACATCAGGTCATCAAATTAGTCTAAATGGAACTCTCTTAGGTGGTACTGGAGTTGTAGAACTATATTATACTGGTCATACCGCATATCAATTCAATGGTACCACTTGGTTCGGGCCTGTTACAGCAACAAGTACAGGTAGTAGTGTTGCAAATCCAAAAGGAAACGTTAACCCACCACAACAAGCAATAGACCATGGGTACACAAATTTGATTGTCAATGCTGATATGACTTCTTCATCCCAAGTAACTGGTGATGTTAGTGGTGGTACAATTGCTCCATTATATGGTTGGGGACAATTTGGTAACTCAGGAACAACAAATGGTGGTCTCTTACCTTCTGGATGGAATTTCAGTAATGGTGAATTGGTTATCACTCAAGGCACAGCCTTTGGTCAAGGTATTGCAACATGTTGTAGCACATCTGCACCATTGTCTACACCTGGTGCACTAGCCACCAATACTGGCAGAGGTCTAGCGTTTAGATATGGTTACTTCGAAGGCGTTCTAGGTTGGGATTTCACATCAGATGGTAATAGAACCTTTTGGATGAATTATCTCAACAATACATCAACTAATTTCTTAGAATTAGATATATCAGAAAGTTTCAGTAATGGTCAATTTGCTGTCCCGGCAAGTGCATTACATAAATGGGGTGGTAGCGATGGTCTTTCTAATGGTCCTGATGTCAGTTTTGGTGGACCATTCAACGCGCTAAATATCAATAGCACGCCTGGGTCCATCTCATATAATAAAATCGGAGTGTTGTGGACACCAACCTTCATGCAAATCTTCTTCAACGATCAAGGCGGTCCAATAGTTGATTGCAATACTGTCTTTAATTTTTGGGCATTTGGTCAAAATGGACCACCATTCGATGGTAGCGGCACAGTCAATTCCTATATGGGAGCAAGTACAGCAATTCTCTATCTTCAAATGGGGATCTGGCCAAATACTGCTCCACAACATATTAAATCAGTGAGAGTTTGGCAATAATGAAATATTTCACTCAAGTAATGTCTGAAATTTATGTAACTCCTCTATTAAGACAAATTAAATCTCATCCGGAACTATGGGGAAAATATAGCACATGGACAGAAGGTAAACCTGAAACTGTTCTCTCTCAAATGGGTATGGCTAATAATTATATCGAATTGAGATATAATAAAAGTCCTGAAGGTATGCCAGCACATCCTATGAATTGGAATAGAGAACCATTTCACATTTTAACAGAAGCACAAAAGATTGTTTTTGATTTGATGGCTGCTGTTCAAGGTGAAATATTAGGTAGAATCATCATTTCGAAAATGAAACCCGGTGAAGTCATTAAGCCTCATGTTCATATCGTTCAATTCAATCAACCACCCATTTTTGAAACATATCAGATACCATTACAAGTTGAACATGGTGTTGTATTTGCTTGTGGTAATGAGGTTTGTTACATGAAACCAGGAACAGCTTGGACATTTCCAAATCAAATTGAACATTCTGTGTATAATGATAGTTTACTTGATCGGATTTCTATGATGATTGATATCAGACCATTTTCGAAAGGACAATAACATGACAATAAATACAGGTGGGAATGGTGGAACATATGGTGCTGGTGGTGGTAGTCCATCAGGTAATGGTTCATCAGGTATCATTGTAATAACGAACATTCCTGTAACAACAGGATTAATTTGGGTTGATGCTCAGATTTACAGTCTAATAAGCTAAGGAAATAGAATGCCAGTACCAACTGATCGTCAATCATTCAAAGATTATTGTCTAAGACGACTAGGTTACCCTGTCATTGAAATCAATGTGGACGACGACTCAGTTGAGGATAGGATCGATGACGCTTTGCAATACTGGAGAGATTATCATTTCGATGCGTTAGAACATATCTATGCCTCACACACTTTGAACCAAACAGACATTGATAATAGGTTTCTAGCTATTGATCCTTTGATTATTGGTATCACTAGAATATTACCTCTTTCTGATAACGCACAAAATATCAACATGTTTGATCTTCGTTATCAATTAAGACTCAATGATCTTTACGATTTCACATCTAGTTCCTATACAAATTTTGTTCTCACAATGCAACATATTAGAACCATTGAATTACTATTCGTTGGTCTAGATTTGGTTCATTTCAATAGACATCAACAGAAGTTATTCATTGATTGGGAATGGGGAGTTGATGTGCATCCTGGTGATGTTGTTATTATGGAATGTGATCGTATCCTTGATCCTGATTTGTATCCTGATATTTGGAATGACAAATGGTTGAAAGAATATGCAACAGCGTTGATCAAAAGACAATGGGGAGAAAACATCAGTAAATATGCCGGTGTTCAATTACCTGGTGGTGTTCAATTAGATGGTGAAAGAATTTGGGCTGCTGCTGATAAAGAGGTCAGAAGATTAGAAGACAGGATGATTCAGGATTATTCGGAACCACTTAATTTTGTGATGGGATAAACCCATGCCTACGAACATTTATTTCCGGAACACAAGGGTCACATCAGAAAATCGTCTGATGGAAGATATATTTGTAGAAACTATTAAAATTTTCGGAACTGAGGCCTTTTACATACCAAGAGATAGTAATAATGACACAACAGATTTAGTTTACGGAGAAGATCCAACAAAAACATTTACTAATTCATATCCTATTGAAGTGTATAATTCAGATACCACAGATTATGAGGGACAAAAAGAAATGTTCTCCAAATTTGGTATTGATATCAAAAATGATTACACTGTCTTAATGTCTAGGAAAACTTGGAAACAAAGAGTTCCTCAAAATCCTCTCTATATGAGACCAAGAGAAGGTGATTTAATATTCATTCCTCATGTCAGTCTCGGTGGAACATTATTTGAAATCACTTGGGTTGAACCAGACAAAGATATGTTTATTGGTGGGCGTAAGTGGCCTTACTACTATGAAATGAAACTAGAACCATTCAAATATTCTGATGAAATTATTCAGACAGGGAACGAGGATATTGATTCAGTAGCAATGGATGACAATTATACAATCAATCTAGCACTAAGTCCTGGTGCAGGTAATTATATCTCTCAAGAAACAGTAACTCAAGGGAATACACACGCTATTGTTCAAGTGTGGGATGCTCCAACTAATGTTCTCAGCGTAACAAATATCAGTGGTCTATTCTTAGCTTCACATAACGTTATTGGTTTGACTTCTGGAACAACTAGAAATCTCATTTCTTTTGACGATAAGCAAAAGGTCTTAGAGAGAGAAGTATTTGACAATGAGGTTATTCAAAACGAAGGATTAGGATCCATAGATACAGGTGAAACTAATCCTCTAGGTGGCCCTTCATAATGTTTGGGATCATATACAATAACCGTGTCATCAGAAAATATATCACAGCATTTGGTAGTCTGTTCACAAACACAACATTATCTAGATTCAATAAAGATGGTTCAGAACAAGAACGATTAATTGTCCCCATACAATTTGGAGAAAAAGAAAAATATATCCAAGTACTTGAGGGTGATCCATTAGCTGATAAGAACATATCTATTACATTACCACAAATGTCTTTTGATATGACCGGTTTAAAGTATGATCCAACACGAAAGATGCAGACAACTATAGTTAATTATGCTCAAAATCCTGCTGGTGGAATATCAACTCAATATGTTCCAGTACCATATGATTTCCAATTCTCATTATATCTCTATGTGCGAAACGTTGAAGATGGCACCCAAATCATTGAACAAATATTACCATTCTTTACACCAGATTATACACTAAGAATCACTACTATTCCAGCAATGGGTATCACTCAAGGTATTCCAATAATCTTAAACGATACAGATTATGAAGTCAATAACACAGGACCACATGATGGTCTCGATACAAGATCAATTATTTGGACATTGAACTTCACACTCAAAGGTTACATATATGGTCCAGTAAATTCAAACGACCATATCATTCGCGAAGCAATCACCCATCTTTATGATTGGGTTGATGTTGATGGTAAAAATCTCGTTCTAGTTTTGCAACCAGGTGGTTCAGGTAACTTCAAAGATGGTGAATTAGTTTCACAAGGAAATGCAAATGGGTCAGCAGAGGTTCTAACATGGTCTCCAACCACTCACAGATTATTCATAAATAACGTTGATGGAACATTCATGACTAATTCTCCCATTGTAGGAACAGAATCAGGAGCATCATTCAACCTTGTAAATTATGAAATCGTTCCAAGACTATTAGAAACTGTAACAATTACACCTTCTCCACCAAACGCGAATGTTGCTAACAATACCGGGTTCATTACTACAATAGAGACATTCTAAGGAAATAACGTGACTGACGTAAACATCATGGCAAATACTCAAAACATCATTGCATCAGGTTCTGGTGAGGTTGTTGGACAAACCACAGCAGTAGCCAATACTGTTTTACAAAATGCTCAAGATATCGTTTTGAAATTGAAATTAGAACGTGATTTACATCAAGATTATAATTCATCTAGAGATAACACACAAGAATTGATGGAATTAGGTAAGGCTGCCTTATCAGAAGTTCTCACTATTGCATCTTCTGGACAACATCCTAGATTCTTTGAAGCAGCAGCATTGATGATTAAAACTCTTTCTGAAACAAACATGGGCTTTATGGATACACAAACGAAATTATATCAAATCAAAAGAGCCCAAGGTGAATTAGGTGGCGTTAGTGATGGTGGCGTCAATATTGAAAAAGCAGTCTTTTATGGAACAACCGCTGATCTCCTCAAAGAATTGAACAATAACAAAAAGAAGAAAGGCAAAACAATCAACATTGATTTTGATGAAGACTAATGCCTATTCTAGACAAAGAATATTACCGGGATAACAAACTACTCAAAAAACAAGGGGTTGAAATACCCTACAGCCAAGAACAAATAGCCGAATATATCAAATGTTCACAGGATGCAATATATTTCATCAACAAGTATGTTAAAATCGTTACACTAGATAAAGGTGTTGTTCCTTTCAAATTATGGCCTTTTCAAAAGAAACTAATACATCTTCTCCATAAAGAAAGGTTCGTTATTGGTAAATTACTCAGACAGGTTGGTAAAACATCAACTGTTATTGCTTATTTCGTTTGGTTAACAACATTTACTGATGATTTGAACATTCTCATTGCAGCAAACAAACGACAAACAGCGGAAGACATTCTTCAAAAATTCAAACTCTCTTACGAAAACGTTCCAATTTGGATGCAACAAGGTGTTGTTGAATGGAACAAAGGTAACATTGTTCTAGAAAATGGATCAAAAATCAGAGCATCCTCAACAACATCTGGTGCTGCTCGGTCAGGATCATACAATATCGTTTTACTTGATGAGTTTGCCCACATCGAAACGAAATTAGCCTCTGAGTTCTATACATCAGTTTATCCTGTTATTTCTTCTGGTAAGAAAACAAAAATCTTCATGATTTCAACTCCAAGAGGTATGAATTTATTTTACACCTTCTGGAACGATGCAGTCAATAAACAAAACAAATACATACCTTTTGAGGTCCATTGGACAGATGTGCCTGGGCGCGACCAGAAATGGTACGATACAACCATTGCAAACATTGGTGAAGAAAAGTTCAAACAGGAATTTTTATGCGAGTTCCT